CCAACGTCATTGTAACCGGCGGGTGTGGATTTATAGGATCCCATTTAGTAGAAAGACTTCTTTATGAAGGCTTTGTTGTTACAGTTATTGACGATCAAAGAAGCGGAAGGACGGTTATAAATCATCCTAATGTTAAATATCACTTCTGCGATGTAGTTAAATTCAATCCTTATGTGTCTAATGTACAACCACCAACTGCTATATTTCATATGGCAAATAGTCCGAGGGTTAGACGTTCGTTAGACTATCCAACAGAAACAATTGCTAATAATGTTGTAACAACAGCAGTCGTATCTGATTGGGCTAGGGTTATGAATTGTAGGTTGTTCTTTGCGACTTCATCTAGCACAAAGTATAAGGAATCTAAAAATCCATATACTTGGAGCAAGTCTGTTTGTGAGGATTTATTAGAATTGTATAAGGAAACATACGGTTTAGTTTATACAAAGCTATTCTTTTACAATGTATATGGACCTAGAGAAGCAGACTACGGTGAATATAGCACAGTCGTAAGAAAGTTTAAAATGGATTACTTAGCAGGAAATCCATTAACGGTATATGGTACAGGAAAAAAAGAAAGAGACTTTACACATGTCTTTGATGTTGTTCAAGGTCTCATGCAATTGTTAGTAGACGAGAGAGATCTTCAGGAAGTACATCTAGGCAAGGGGTATCCTGTTACTATCAATTCTATTGCAGAATGTTTTCCTTGTACTGTTATAAATGCTTTTGATAGACCTGGCGAGGCTCAAAGAACTTTTTGTGAAACCCCTTATATAGAATGCCCAACAGATGTACATGCCTATATAAGACATTGGATCAAGGAGAACCCAATTGATCACGCTAATCGTGAACAATAAAAAAGAAGATTTGAAAGAAACAAGAATATCAGATGTTTTTCTTATTACAAAGGAATTCAAAACATCTACAGAATTTTCACAATTCATTGAAAAGAAATCATACCAAACAGGACTTACTTGTATGGATGTGATACTTGACTATTGTGAACGTAATGAGATTGAAGTTGAAAGTGTAAATAAACTTCTTAGCAGTTCGTTAAAAGAAAAGGTTAAAGCAGAAGCTCAAAGCCTTAACATGCTAAAGGAAAAGGAAAATCAACTACCTATTTAAAATGGATCCCTTCGATGTTTACAAGTTATATCTAGCTCTAAAACTTCACTTTACAACTGAAGGCTATGATATACAAAAACATAAAGGTGCTGTAAGAGGCAAAAAAGAAACTTTCTTAAAAAGAAAGGACTTAACGTCAATTAGAAAACTAGCACGGGATTACAAAAGAAGTGAAATTATAGATCTTCTTGTTGCTAACTTTGTTAGTGGTGACCGTTGGGGAGGAATGTTTGATGCAGAGTCCTCAGAACGGTACAAAAGATGGTTGACAAAACAGGAAAGATTGTTATATAATGTTTCTGCAGACTTAGATAAAGTCCTATTCCGCATGGAAAAAGACAATATAAATTCTGCAATATATGATGATGGGCACCCGCTTATTTTAAAGATGTTCATGGGTGGTGAAATCGAATTAGAGACGCTAGTAGTTCTTGAAAAACTTTTACCATTTATATCTCAATATAAGGATGACTTTGTTTTACAAGATATATGCTTACTCGTTTCTAAATATAGGCCCTTTGTTAAATTTGATAAAGAACGTGTTTTTGAAACACATAAGCATAGATTGAAACAGGTGTATGGGAATGTCCAAATCACGACGCCAAACTGAAGAAGAGAGGCGTATTAAAAAAGTAGGAAAAACGGTAAAATCTAAATTTGATAAGTACCGTGGTCTTATAAATAATATAGAGTCGGTTGATGATTTAACCGATGAACTATATGATGAGTTTGCTGATGAACTTTACTATGAAGAACATAAGCATAAATACAATTAAAATACAACGCTATACAACGTTATACAAGGAGAAAATATATGGCTTTTAATTCACTATCTGAGCTACGTAAATCACGTGGCGGTTTCGACAAGTTAATGAACGAGGTCGAAAAAATCGCAAACCCTAGCCAGAGCAATTCTGGTGATGACAGGGAATGGAAACCAACAGTAGACAAAGCAGGAAACGGCTATGCTGTTATTAGGTTCCTTCCTCCCTCCCAGGGTGAAGAGTTTCCGTGGGTACGTTTATGGAATCATGGATTCCAAGGACCTACAGGAAAGTGGTACATCGAGAACTCTCTCACTACATTGAACCAGAATGATCCTGTTTCTGAATTGAACAGTGAATTGTGGAACAGTGGTGTAGAGGCAAACAAGGAAGTTGCACGTAAGCAAAAGCGTAGACTAGCTTACTATGCCAATATTCTTGTTGTTCAAGATTCAGGCAATCCTGAAAACAATGGCAAGGTATTTCTCTTTAAATTCGGTAAAAAGATCTTTGACAAAATTAAAGATGTTATGCAACCGCAGTTTGAAGACGAAGCACCTATGAACCCATTTGATTTTTGGGAAGGCGCTAACTTTAAACTTAAGATTCGTCAGGTTGAAGGTTACAGAAACTATGACAAATCTGAGTTTGATGCACCTACAGCGATCGCTGATTCAGATGAGGCTATTGAAGCAATTTGGAACAAACAGCATTCTTTACAAGAGATTGTTGATCCTAAAAACTTTAAGTCTTATGATGAGTTAAAGAAAAAACTTAACATGGTTCTAGGAGCAGGCGCTACAGTCGGTACAGCAGAACAAGTGTCTAAGTTTACAGACGATGCTGAAGATGATCACTTCATGGAGAAGGTTGTCTCAGCTCAAAAAGTATCAGCTGTTTCTGATGATACAGATGAAGATGATACACTTTCCTACTTTTCTAAATTAGCAGAAGACTAAGGAGTTAGGGGGGGACTAGTTCCCCCCTTATTTTATGATTGTAATATCTATGCCACGATGTGGTGGAACTAAATTTTGTATGGACAAGGCCGAAGAGACCGGAAAACGTTTTGTTGGCGATTTGGACATAATGAATTTAGAAGAGCTATATTCTATTTGGGCAAAAATAAAATTTACACATCATGAAGTAGGACCCAGCCATTATCAAGCACTACGCTCACATGAAATGGTTGAATATATTACAAATTCTAAGGATTACATAATTCTAAGTAATCATAACTTTCTACAATTAATGCCATATGGCG